TAACGAAACATTCTTCGCTCATAATCTTCATCTTTGATGAAGCGCTTTAGCTCATAATTAAAAAGTTAAGAGAACTATTATATAGAAATACACATAAAAAAGTTCATTTTATTAATTATACTAATTTATATAAAAGAAGAAGAATTGCCTAAATGTTTTTTTAATCTTAAAGTGGTTCATCAAGCAGATTATATACGTGTGAATATAATATGTAAATATGGAGGTATTTGGTTAGATAGTGATACAATTTATTTAAATGATTTTGATATTGATGGAGATGGATTTTTTATTATTCAAGGTTCAACGCATTTATGTAATGGTGTATTTGCAAGTAAAGCGAACACACAATTAATGCTTGAATGGAAAAAAAATAGATATTATTTTAAGTGTAAAGGGGAAAAAATTGGATGGACCGATATAGGTAATATGATATTGATAGAAATAAAAACATTATATCCAAAATATCTTGATAAATATAAAATATATAATGGAATGAATACAATGTATCCCATAGAATGGAATTATTGCGTAGATGAATATATTAAAAAACCATATGAAAATTACAAAAATCTTATTAGAGATTTTCAACCATTTATTGTACTAGTAAATAGTGTTTATAAAGAATGGGATAAATTAAAAGATGAAGACCGAAATAAAACACCATTAAGTTATTTCTTAAAATAATATGTTGACAACTTATCCTTCATAAATAAAACAAAATTCTAATTTAATATTTTTTGTTTATAGGAGTGACAAAAATCTAAAAATACAGATTTAAATGAATTGGAGCTATCTATTTCATCCATTAATATAATTTCAATATCTTTATGATTTACTCCAATCATCGTTTTAGTATCTAACTTTGATTGAATTAACTCCCAATTTAATAAACTTTCATCAGCTATAAATTTAAAATATTGATACAATATATTTTTTTTTCCTCTTAATATATTGTAAATTTGTATAACTTTTTTCTTAAAATCTAAATAATATTTACTATCAGTTCCTTCTAAAAAATCAATAATATCACTTGTTACTTTTATTTGTGGCATTTCAAATAATGTAGTTGGATTTTCCAATACATATCCATAATCAATATTAAAAATTAATCCATTTTTATTTATCATTATATTATCTAGATGTCGATCACCCAATCCTATAATATATGCAATGGCACTAGATATACTGAGACTATCAACAAATCTATTTTTAATAGTTTCAATTGTTAATTTGGCATTATGATGTAGAATATAATTTTGTAAAGTATAGCCTTTACTATTTATCATTCGGAGTGTTATACTATCTTCAATAAATTCTATTACGCCAATATTACTAGCTAACATTATAATTCGATAACACGGGATAGAATTACATTCAATATATGTTGAATTTATTTGAGATAATAATACACCGATTAAGTTTGAAATCATATGTTCTTTTCTTAGATTCCTATCATTTTTAATAATAAATTTTATTTTTCTCATTCCATCATTTCCTTTAACCACCCCCTCTATTAAAATAGGGCGAGTATTACTAGAAATTATGATTTTATTTGTAATTTCAACTATCGTTTCATTTAGATTAAATGGGTTTGCAAATCCATTTGCAAATAATATCGATTTATCAGATTTATCAGATTTATTATTATTATCATCTAAACTATTTATATTAGTTATACATTTTATCATATGGTCTACTTTATCAATTATGTTTTTATCTATTGCATCGTAGCATCTATCTAAAAAAATATTTTGATTATTCGCGGGATTACTATTATTTAATGAATTATTCAATGAATTATTCAATGAATTGCCATTTATAGAATCCTGGTAATTTTTTTCATATAATATCTGATAAATATTATATTCAGATTTTAATAATTGATTGACTAATTTTTGAATAAATATTTTATCGTTAAAAACAGCAAAGCTGCATATTATCAAAATATTTAGTTTATTACATAGAATTGGTATATTTATTTGATTTTTTTGTGCTATTATTAAAGATAATATAATATCTTGATATAAAAAAATATTTCGTGGTATTAAATCTATGTCAAATATGCGTGGTATAATTTTTTTTATAATACAATCCAATATATCTATCGTATCATCAAATGTTAATTTTGGTAAGCATCTTCTAGCACATAATAAAGACCAACATTTTACATTTATTTTGGATTTATTTTTATTTTTATGTAAAATATTTTTTAACCATACTAATCTATTTATATCATTCGATTTATCATTATAAAATAAAATAGTTCTTATTAAACTACTAAACCAAACATTATGATTAATTAGATAATATCTCATTTGCCACATTATATTTATCTCCCAATTATCATAATTGGAATCAAATGTTTTATATTGAATATCTCTAAATCTAACAATATGATATTTTGCCGCCGTATTATAATTCTTAGAAACTTGCAATACACTATATAGATCTTTTAATTCTAAAAATGAAAATATTTGTATTAAATGTTCAACTTCTATCAATTGTTTTATTTTTATTTCACAACTATTACAAACTAATTGTTTCATTCCATTTATTAAATAGCGATATGAATTTACTAAATATGATTGATAGGATGTAGTTTCTTTCGGTTTTTTAATTAATTTAGTGGGAATGTCAATATAATTATAACAACATTTATTACAGAATACACCTCCGCAAGATCTACAATGATGTTTTCTTACTATAAATCCAAAATTATTTTCACAATTTTGGCACTTTATTACAATATTACTATCTATCCATTTTTCATTTGTTTTTAAATATAATGTTTTATCTATAGAACTAGGAGATCTACTTAATTTATTATCAACATAAATAGAATAATTTAAATCTGTTGAATTAATATTAATTGGCAATGATTTAATTGGGATATTTGTCATTTGTTACTTATATAATATAAGATAATTATCTTATTATATAATAATGAATTTAATTGATTGTATCAATATAGTATTGTGTCCTCATTGTATGGAATATGTTGAAATATTAGAATTAAATTGTAAAATATTTAGACACGGTGTATTTAAGAATAGTGGTAAACAAATAAATCCACACGCAAGTTTAAATGAATGTATGCTTTTAATAAAAAAAGAGTTAATTTATGGTTGTGGGAAACCATTTCAAATAAATATTATAGATGGTAAGATGATGGTAAATAAATGTGAGTATATTTAATTATGAGTATATTTAATTATGAGTATATTTAATTATGAGTATATTTAATCTGCAGAGCAGCAATTTATCTCATAGTATATTTAATAATAATAGCAATATGGTTGTTGACTGATCATTGCCGGTGGTGCAATACTTGAAGATGTACGCATTCGTTTATTAGGTGGATCTATAGTAATGTCTGCACACATACTAGTTACACGTTCTACATCTGTAAATGCAACTTTTTTTAATACTTCCTCTCTATCGGCCGATGGATCAGTGTTGCGAAATCGATCAACTGCTTGTGAACAACTTTTGAAAACTTGATTGTATCCACCTTCACTTGAATTATAATTTATACAAGTTTGACGTGCGATACCAATACTAGTTCCAGTATTAACTGCATCGATATTTGATCCAAGAAATAGGAACATCCAATTATAAATAGATTGTTGGTGTTCAATTTTACTTTTAACTAAAAGACGTCCGCTTTCTCCACAGTATTCATTCTTTGAAGAATTTTCATCACCGTCAGTATAGACAACTACCATAATACGACCGGGTTTTACATCTGTCATATTTGCTATTTTTTGCCCCACATTATCTATAATATTTCCAAGTGAACTATAGAGAGCGGTACCTCCACAAGGTGCTAGATCTTCTGATTTTATATTAACATCTCGTGGTGTCATATTGTCAAATATTTTTTTATAATTATCATTAAATACCCAAAAATCAACTGTAACATTACCAGTTTGTTCTTGGATAAATTCATTTAATTTAGTTTGTGGAATATTACCCATTGAAGCCATTGATCCCGATATATCTGCTATTAATACAATATGTGTTTTATTAAAATCTAAAAAAACATTTTCTGTAGTAGAATTCATTTTTAATTATTTGTAAATTAGAACTACGTTGTAAATTAAAATATTTGAAAATCAATTTTTTGGCAATTTATATCATAAAATAATACTCCTTATATCTGTATTTTTAATATATAATATTCTTTGATTTTACAATAAAGAATAAGGAATATCATTATAATTCTTTGAAGGTAAATCTAAATACTTTAGAAACCATTCATTTCTCAATTCAGGTGGTCTCATCGCATATTCTTCATATAAATTACCTGGAAATGAGGCTACTGTAGTTCTCCATCGAGTAAACATTGTTTCTAACATATCCAAATTATTAGATTGAATGTAGTTTTTATCATCATCAGTTAATCTCTTTTCTAACATACAATGAGTTATATTGTTATAAAAATCATCAGTAATAATATATTGTCTAGACATTTAATTACTATTAAAATATCATAATAATATAAATAAATATCAATTTTATTTATATAAATAGATAAATAGTTATATATACTATATAAATAGAATGAAAATATGCTTGGAATATATTTGGATTGATGGAAATAATACTACACGTTCCAAAAATAGAATTATAGAATATAGCAATAATGAATTAAATTTAATGGATATTCCATTATGGAATTTTGATGGTTCATCAACCTATCAACAAAATAAAAATACTACTAAATCTGATATTATTTTGAAACCAATTAGAATATATCGAGATCCTTTTATTAGATTTATTGAATCATATTTAATTTTATGTGAATGTTATAATATAAATTGTGAATTATTAGTACCACATCCAACAAATAATCGTAGTAAATGTGAAGAGATTTCATTACAATATAAAAATGAAGAATGTTTATTTGGTATTGAACAAGAATATACATTATTTGAATTATCTGGATTGGAAAAATCTGGATTGGAAAAATCTGGATTGGAAAAATCTGGATTGGAAAA